TCTCACGATTCCGCTATCTTACCAAGGTAGAGCCAGAACGAATGTTCCCTGAAAACGAAGAGTTCCGTCAGGCTATGATGTCACAGATTTACGCTCAATTTGCATCGAACCCATACATCGAACTCGAAGCTCTCACCCGAAAGTCGCTCTACACCTTCTTCCGTTCCGAGACTGAGAGTCTGATGAAAAAGCCAGACGAATCAGGTCAGGGAATGGGTGGTGGTATGGAGACACCAACCCAAACAGTATTTGGTCAGCAAGCACAAAATAAAGCTACCGATTCTGCTCTTCCTGGGGTGGGTCGAGTTTAATAGAAAGTAACAAAAAATAGTATGTCAGACCTAACATTAGTAAACGGATTCACACTCGCAAACCCTGATAAGGTTACTCGTGCTCTTGAGGGTGCGATGAATCAGCGTGGTGAATTTATTGGGGGTGTACGAAAGTCAGATGGCTCGTATGACCCAGCAGAACTTATTGCAGAATATGACCGCATTGGTGGTCTTATCCTAAAAGGTGAGGACAAAGTTCGTACAGGTTCGTTCTACGATATTAAAACTCGTCGAGCACGTGTAGAGCCGAAGGTTGAGTTTGAGTTTCGTGTAAATGGAGAAGTCATTTACGTTCCAGCAGAACAGGAGAAGCCGAACGCAGTCAAGGCAGTCCAAATCGCAGAGAAGGCAAAGAAGGAGAAGAAAGTAAAATAGTATGGATACCAACGAACGTCACATTCTACAGAAGCACCTCGCACGCTTTATCATTGCAGACGTATTCAATACGATAAGCGAAGACGATATTCTGAGGATTGAACGTTCAGGTACTCCTACGAAACCTGATGTGTGGCACTACAAAGGTGATGCACTACAGCAAGCACAGGTGAACTTATTGAAGAAGCAAGCATCTTCGTTCTCTGATTCAGAACTGTGGAAAATTCTTTCAACAGAACTGAGATACCACGCTCTTCAAAAAGGACTTGTAAAGTCGCAGACAGCCGAAGATATAATTGCGAGTAAGGTGCTCATGTACCTCATCGACGTTATAGATTCTAAGTTGAAAAGTATGTCACAGTAGAGCGATTTGATTGGGAGAATGAGTGTATCACCGCATTCATTCGCCCACTCAAGTCGCCCTAATGGCGACGTTACCCTACTGGGATGCTCAACACTATTAGCTATAAGTGATGTCCGACGGGACTTTAAAATACGATGGAAAATAACCCTACAGAAACTACCAAAGCGGTAGAGGTGGAAGCGGAAATACCAGCGACCACAACCCCCGAAGCAGAAGCCCCAGCCGAAGCAGAAGGGAGTACATCGACAGAAGACTTAACTGCTCTTATAGAAGAGGAGAAGAAGCGTGGTAAGCCAGACCCAGAAAAGGCGAAACAACGAATCTTAAAGAAACTTCAACCAGAAGCCGAAGAGGAAGAAGTAGATGAAGAAGACCGACCCCTATCGAGACGAGAAGTCGAAGCAATGCTTGCAGAAAACTTGCACCGCCAGACCATCGAATCACAGGAAGACCGTCTTGTAGAAATCTCTGAATCCCTTGCGGAATCTGCACAAGAAGCGGAATTGATTCGTCAAGTACACAGCAACCGTGTGTTCCCCCTCGGTATGTCCCTTGCGGAACAACTGATGGAAGCAAAGGCGATTGCCAATGTACGTCGAACCGAAGCACAGAAATCTGAACTCGCACGTAAAGTGCTCAGTCAGCAGACTGTCTCTAGGAATACGGCAACTACGTATCGAGACCCCCAGAAGTCTTTGGAACCAGAAATGGCTCCCGACCTCAAGGCATCGATGACACGTGCAGGGTATATATTTAATGGAACTTCTCGTCAATACGAGAAGAAACTCCCGAATGGTAAGATTCTCATTAAAGAACCAGGCAAACCTCCCTATATAGCAGGATAAGGTTACAAAGCATTTAGCAACGAATACTCCCCCAAAGGGTGTGGGTATTCAGCGTAATCAAATTAACACTTATGAGAGCAGACTTACGAGTTATCGGTCCAGCAGCATCGTTTGGTCGTTACGTCGTTTCAGGCGGAACAGCTATCGTTGCAGGTGAACCACTTCACTCACTAGGAACAGCAACAGCAGGAGAGGTAAACGTGAACACGTATGTTCTCGCAGCAGTAGACACAGGAATTATTGGGACACACGCTTTTGGCGGTATTGCTCTCAAGGATTCTGACAACGTTGCAGCAGGAACAACAAAGACACAGTACCTCACCACAGCAAATCCAGTACCATCAGTAGGACGAATCCGAGGAAAGGCACTTACTGCATCCGAGGTAGACACCGCAGCAGAACTCGCTGGTGTTATTGGAGACCACACACTTATTGATTACAACTCAACAGGTGGCTCAGACGGTGGTGAACTCTACACCATTATTTCTAACGCAACAGCGAACACCTCAGCGTTCACTATTGTTGGAGGAAATACAGCACTCGCAGAACTTGAGGTTGTCATCGATGACCGAGGGTATCGTTGCGTAGTTGCATAGTTCTTTAGTTCTTTATTAGAAAACTCATAACAATATGTCAAGAATCCCGTGGAACAAAGGATTGAAGCTATCAAAAATGGCTCAATACTGTCACATGGGATTCCAGGCTGGGAACAAACACTGGAACAACCCTGAGAGTATTAAAACTCAATTAAAAACAGGGGATAATAGAATCGGTGTAGAAACACAGTTTGTAAAAGGCGTATCATCTTGGAGTAAGGGCAAAGGTCATCTTTTTGTAGGAAATAAAAATCCTAGCTGGAAAGGTGGGCTAGAAAATAGGAAACCAAACGAGAAGAAACACCTATGTAGTAAATACGTTGGTTGGATGAAGCAAGTAAAAAATCGAGACAACTGGAAATGCCGAATGGCAAATAAAGATTGTAACGGTAGATTAGAGGCTCATCACATTCTTAATTGGATTGACTATCCTGAACTTCGTTATGAGATAAATAATGGCATCACACTATGCCACTCTCACCACCCAAGAAGGAGAGAGGAAGAGAAACGACTAATCCCTACATTTGTAGAATTAGTGTCAGTATCAAGTAACAAAATTTGAATCCAGTCGGCGGACATACATACGGTCTTTCACCAGATGCGTGTCAAACAGAGTAGCATACGAGTCATACCAGCGAGCAATGCAACCTGGCTATCTCTCAGCACAGGACGCATGGTTCTTCAAGCAGTCAACCTCAGATATGCTTGCGTACACTTGGGATGAAGATTCCAACGTAGGCGGTTTCGAGGAGACAGCAGAACAGGAGACCATCGAAGACTCTGATACCTTTATCGGTAACACAAAGACCAAGAAGCAACAGAAGTGGACAAAGCAGGTTCCAGTTTCTCTCGAAGCATTCAAAGCAGACGCAGTAGGGAAGCGTGCTCGAATTGGAGAGCAGATGGGAGACCGTGCTCGTCTTACTCAGGACAAGAAGGCTATCCTTAACACCTATGGTGACGCTTTCGCAGGTTCAGTCAACACAACTCCAGACGGACAGGCGTGGGCTTCAAACTCTCACGTAACTCTCAAGGCAGTTACCGTTGACAACCTCGAAACAGGAGCACTCAATGCCGACAATCTTTGGACTGTCGTACAGAGTCTCGCAAACCAGAAGGCACAGGATGGAGAAGCAGGTTCATACGTATTCGAGGGTATCCTCGTACCGTTCAACCTTTACAAGACAGCTAAGGAAGTTATGGACTCAGCCCTCGCACCATTCACAGGTGAGAATCAGGTGAACTTCTTTGATACTGTATACGGTTCAGTTCGTATTGCAGCTTCAATCTTCCTTGGTTCAACATACAACACAGCGACAAATGCTGCGACCTCATACCACGTTATGTCAGGTCAGCACATGAACAATCGTAAAGTGTTTATGGGTCTTTCAACTGCACTTATCCCACCAGAGAACACCGCAAACGATTCTTGGATTTACCGAGGTCGCTTTATGGAGGCTCACTTCATGGAGAGTTTCTGTGGATACGTAGGTTCAAACGGTACAGTATAAATTACTCACTAATCAATCAGACTTATGTTTGACTTAAAACAAATTCTCACATCACTCATCGTTTCGGTGGTTGTTGTTGCAGGATTCGGACTGGTTGGTGGTAATGATGATTCACTTGGGGCTGCATACCGTATGCCTAATAGTGATTTATCAGCAAAGTCACTCGCTGCCTATAATCCGTCAGCATCATCTACTGCATATATTTACAGTGGAGCTGCGAACGTAGGTGGTATGGTGATTGTCGAAGATACTGATGCTGCTGGTTGTACCTCAATCGGTGCACTCAACGGTACAGTCATATCGGCAACTGTCACTTGTCCATAACCTAGCCCTACTCTGCCCCTTATGGGGGTGGAGCTAGGGTTGGGTTAGCCAATTACTTAACTTAAAAATCATTATGACATCTTCAAAAACATTTATCGGTACAATACTTGCAATACTTGTGATTGCACTTTTTGCACTTTTCATCACAATTGAGCGTCCAACAGAGGCCCTTGGTGATGGAACAGTTGCGGTAAACCCACGAACTTCAACAACAACAACGGTTGGTCCACAAGGAGCAGCAGTTGTTAAGACACAGATTTTTGCATCAAACACCTCTTGCAAGTCACGTGTTATCTCTGCACCTGGTACATCAGCAATTATGATTTCCTTTGATGACATAGCAGGAGCAGGAAACGTTGGTTCTACTACCGTAGGTGCAGCCGTTGGACACTTACAGAGTGCCTCAACGACAGTTGTATACGATGCTTCATTGTACGGTTGTGGAGTGTGGAACGCATGGGCGTGGGCATCTACAAGCCTCACCCTGTTAGAGACACAATAATTATTAGTTAGCACTCTTGATATGTACACAATAGGCGAAATAGCGAACAACCTTACGGGGCTTTCACATAGTGGAACTCTCAACAAAGTACGCAATGTGTACAATCTCTATGAGCGTGCTGCTAATAATATGCTTTCAAAGATTAAACTTCTTGAGTCAATCCGTACCGCCCCTCTTGCAGATGCCGTACACGATAAGCTCTACAGCTATGCCGTCCCGACAGACTACCTCTCACTTATCGGCATTTACCCATCGGGCGACCGAGCAATTTCTGATGATATTGCACGGGTGTACGCAGAACAGTTTGACCGACGAAAGGGAATCGATGATAAGCAAATCAGCATTGAAGGAAATAACGGTTCAAAGATATTCCGCATTAACTGGAAGAACAACACACCAAAAGTTCTTTCCACAATGGATAGTTACGATGGAAATGGAACGTGTGTAGTGGTAGGAACTGCAAGTGGACTTGCTACAGACACACAGTACAAATATTCAGGAGGGGGTTCAGTCAAACTTGATGTTGCGGTAACAGGTGATGGAATGAACAATGTGACCCTCGATACAATCGACCTTACCAATGAGGATGAGGTAGGAGACTTTATTGTTCCCATCTATCTCAAGAACGCTACCGACGCAGCAAACCTTACCTCAGTCTCGATGCTCTTTGGAAACGATGTTACTACTGCGTACTGGACTGCCGTAGCCCAGACTGCACAGTTTGATGGAACTGCATTCCAAGCAGGGTGGAACCTCCTTCGATTCCCGTGGAGTACAGCGACAGAGACAGGAACTGTTGCACCGTCAACAATTGATTCGGTACAACTCACATTCACCATTGCGTCGGCAATTACTGACATCCGTGTAGACAACATTCTTTGCTCTTTTGGTACAATCTTTGAGACAAAGTATTACTCAAAGTACCTCTTCCAGACAGCAGCAGGGGTACGCATTGCACAGCCGACAATTGATACCGACCTTGTTATTTGTGATGCAGACTCAATCAACATCTTCCTCTATGAATGTCTTGATGAGATTGCTCACCAAATGGAGGGAGAGGATTCAGGGTTTGACCTTACTCAAGTCTCGAAGAAGCTCTATGGAGACCCCCGAGCGATTGACCCGATTGGACGCATTGGACTCTATGCACGGTATCGAGCAGAACACCCAGCACAGAACAAGAAAGCGGTCACAAACTACGGGTTTAAGCCACAGTATCGCACATGAAAGATTTCGAACTAACAGAGGAGTGCCTTGGGTACGTTACATCAGAGAATCCTACAAACACGGATTCACGGCATCTTGTTGGTGGCTCACGAAATGTTCTTGTTGACCAGCAGAGGAAGATAAAGACTCGAAACGGCTTCTCTATTCTTGGTGCAAATAACGCAGCAATTGCCCCGATTCGTAATCAGGCGGTTTGGAACACCTCAACGGGGACAGAACTTGCCCTTCGAGCGTACGATGATGAACTTGAAGTGTACCTTACGACCGTTGATGGGACAGCCCTCAATGCGTGGTATCGGGTAAAGAATAGTCTTGGAACATCAGCAATCCCTCGCTTCACAACATGGTTTGATGCAACTGAGAACATTGATGAACTTATCTTTGTGTGGGGAGACGATAATATCTATGAGTGGAACGGGGCGGTTGCTATTGTAGATTCGATTGCCGCCACCACTATTACAAAGACAGGCACAACTACTTTTGCTCAAAATCGTTTTTACACAGGAGCGAGTAAAACGCTTGTGTGTGCACGGACAGGGACGGAGTACACATACACAGGGGGTGAGACTACAACAACCCTCACGGGTATTGCAGATACTACAGGTCTTGTCGCAGGTGATGTCCTTCTTCAAAAGGTAATCACAAATACTGACAAGCCAGCAGCGAACCGAATCAATAACACCATCTTTACGTACGAAAACCAGATTTGTCTTGGAAGCGAACGAGACCAGCTTGTGTACATCTCAAAGAACTCTGACTACACAAACTTTACCTATTCAACACCACGTGTTCCAGGCGAAGGGGTGCTCCTTACCCTCGATGCAAGTGCCCAGGGATTTGGAAACCTTAACGAAAAGCTCATTGTCTTTGCTGGTAAACACTCAGTATTTCAGGGGTCATACACACAGATAACCGTATCCACAACGAAGACAGAAGCAATGGACATCAAGAAGTACGAGGTGGGAGTCAACCAATCAGCTCAATCTCAAGAGACTATTGTCCCTATTGGTAACACCATTCTCTACCTCTCATACGAACCAGCGATTCGTGAACTCCTCTCACTTGAACAGGTATCAGGAGGAAAGCTCCCAACGACGCTCTCAAACCCTATTAAACCAGACTTTGATGCTGCCGACTGGACAGGTGCGTGTGCTCTTTGGCACAAGAACGCCCTTCATATTACGGCTCCAAATGACGGTGTAATGTTCATTCTTGAGTACAAAGAGGACGCAGACGGTCGTGTGCGACGCTTCTGGCAACCTCCACAGACCCTTCCTGTCCGTGCTCTCTCGTCATACGACAGCAACCTTTACGGGCACAGCAATGCCTCCCCTGAAACCTACCTCCTCTTTGACCCAGCTCTTTTCTCAGACACCAACGCAGGAGGAGAGAAAGTTCCAATTCCATGCGTTGCAAAGTATGCGTACAAGAGCTTTGGAAAGCGTGCTCTCCTTAAATGCTTTGACGAGTACTTTGTGGAAGGTGAGGTGAGTGCATCAACAGTTATTGATGTCACACTCTACTACGATTACGGCGGATACACACAGACAGTTGCAAAACAAATTGATGGAGGAGACTTTGATATTTCAGAAGAGACGCTCCTCAACGCTTCATTGGCACAGCAACCACCAGCATCACAACCGCTTGGTGGCACATTGTCATCGCCCGATAGCACGTTGAAGTTCAGAGCAATCCTTGAGATTGCAAAAGAGGACTTCTTTGAGTTGCAAGCGGTGTTCAGTAGCGATGCCGAAGATGCGTATTGGGGTATCCTTGCACACGGTTCAAATGCTAAAATTAGTACCAGACAACCTAATAATAAAAAAATATGAGTAACTTATTCGAGAAGATTGGGAGCATCGTTGTATCAGTAGGATTAGCAGTCGGTGGATTCTTTGGGTATGCACCAGAGCAACAAATAGTTGAAGCACCGATGGAGGAATCACTCGGGGCAGACACCGTTCTCCCGATAGCTGGTATGACCTTCTACCTTTCTGGTACAGGAATTTCTTCCTCTGCAACGTCATTCACCTTGACCTCCCTCACCATTCCGCAGAACGGGAAGAAAATAACTGATGCAGAACTCTCGGATACATTCTACATAACCCTAGAGCCAGGGTCACGAACTCGGCAGGAGATTGTCTCGTGTACTACCGTGGTGCAGAACGCAGATGGAACAGCTACTATCTCGGGATGTACTCGTGGACTTGCACCAATCACTCCATACACAGCCTCGTCAACGCTCCAGTTTGCTCACGCAGGAGGTTCCATCGCTATCTTCTCAAACCCTCCACAGCTCTATAATCAGGTAGCGGTAAAGGATAATGATGAGACTATCACAGGTTCTTGGCTTTTCCCTTCTCCTGTAGCTGGTACAAATGCCGCAACAAAAGACTACGTCCTCTCGGTGGTAACAGGAGGTACAGTTTCCTACGACCAAATAGTAGTTGCTGGACTTGCTGGTGAGACAGTTGCAACAGGAACGGTTGTTTACCTTAAAGCATCTGACTCACGATGGTACAAGGCAGATAATGACCTTCCATCAACGCATGCAGACCAGACTCTTGGTATAGCACAGGGAGACGGAACAACAGGGAATAACGTACAGGGTGGTATTCTCACCTACGGTCTTGACAGTACACAGGTGGGAATGACTGGTGGACAGTACATCTTTCTTTCAGCAACAGCAGGGGCAACCTCTACGGCAACAACGTCACAGATTCTTGGTAAAGCTATCTCGGCTACTACGATGTTCTTTGACCAAGACCTTCTTGATTCAAGTGTGTATCTACCGACCACATTTAATTCGACCACCACATTTGCTAATGTAGCACCTGAGATTGGGCAACAGTACTACACAGCAGGAGAAACAATAAACGGTGCAACCCTCCCTGTTCCTGTGTTTCTACACGCTACAACAAGTAAGGTCTATGCAATGGATGCTGATGCAACAACTACCTATACTTCTTTCCTTGGCTTTGCAGTCACCAATGCAACTGCGAACAACCCAATTCTTGTGCAGTCAGAAGGAATTGTTGATGGCTTTACATCTCTTGAACCAACCTACCCATACTTTGCTTCGACATCTGCTGGTGTTATTGCAACAACATCACCTGGCTACACAATGTTTGTTGGAAAAGCAATAGACACATCTCGTATCCTTATTGAAAAAGCCGCACGAAGGGCATCGGGTATCCTTGTAATGGGAGTAATAGACACCACGACTGTTCTTGATGTTGGTTTCAGACCAAACAAGATGACTTTCTACGCACAAAGTACTGATGGTGGCGTTGCATTAATTTCAAATGGAGTATACGTAAATGGCGTTCAGTCGACTGTGTGGACATACGTAAATGGTGCTGGAGTAATTCAAACACCACAGGTCTCAGGAAACTATGTGTATTCCTTTTCTGATGGTTCTAACGCAATCACGGGTCGTGTGACTGTGGGGACAACAACAACGTCACTTTTCCATGACGAGATTGGCTCTTGGGGTGTAGACACGGCTATCCTTTGGGTAGCAGAAGAATAATTATCAGTAATACACCAACTATGGCAACAAATAAAACAAAACCAAAGAGCGTGAACACACTAAGAAAGGAGTTGTCTGGTGTTATTACGCAAGCAAAAGGTCTCGGGATAGACACCCGTGCCGCAGATGCAATGGTCGCACAAACAAAGCGACAGGGAAGTAAATCATTTGTCGGTTCAAAAGAAGAGACGGGTTTGACAAAATCGTACAAGAAAAACCCACTCAACACGACAGGAATCACCGCTAATCCAAAGAATACTGAGGCAACTGACGCTGGTGTTGTTTCCTCTGAACAGGGAGTTACACAACTCAAACAGTACCAGAGCGATGCACAGAAGTTGGATGTAGGTCTTGGTACAAAAGATAGTCCCCTTTCTGACACTCAAATCAATGAACTTGAAAGCCAGGGAATTGTGGAGGGAGATACTGTGCCAGGGAAAGGAAGGTTGGCTCCTGGTGGCTATTGGGTGAAGGACATCCCTGCTCCAAAGGATACTGCACCACAGCCAACTGCTACGTACATCGACCCAAATACAGGAGCAACTACTACTACAACGGGGGCTGGTGCTGGTTCTGACGAAGAAAAGAAGAAGATGCAGGAGAAGGGTATGTCTCTCTCGGAGAGTACTACAACGGCGGAAGATATGACTGACCCAGAGATTAAGAAGGCCGAAGATGAGTACACAGCCCTTACAAAGGAAATAACATCATACAAGAACAAACTTCTTGACCTCATCATAACTGACTCTGACCTAAGAGCAGACATTCGTGGAATTACGTCTGCATACGACGCTCGTATTGCTGAAATGCGTAACATTACTGACCGACAGATACAATCAATCAATACTCTCGGCTACCGAATGGGAATGCAGTTTACAGGGGGGGTTGGTGGTGTCTTTGGTGGAATCATTTCAAACGCAGAGCAGGAGGGGCTTCTTAAGATTGCTGACATTGAAGGACAGAAGCAGGAGACCATCATTAAAGCAAAGGCGGCAGCACGTGACAATAACTATAAAATCTATGCGTCTCTTATGGATGATGCTCGTGCCCTTTCTACACAAAAAGCTACAGAGGTCGCTAACTTGAAAAAGGCACAGAAGGAACAAGACCAGAAGATTGCTGACCATGTGAAACAAGTAAAGATGGATGCAGATATTTCAGCATTATATGCAGAGGGCATTACTGATGCAGCTTCTATTGCATTTTCAACTGGTAATACTCTAGCTGATGTAGAAAAAGCCCTCAAGATTCTCAACCCACCTGATGCTCTCAAGGGTCTTGATGGTGACTACCAGACATACGCATACCTCCAAAAAATTGGAGACCCTACCGTTTCAGGTCTTTCATACATTGATTATAAACGTATGATTGCAAATGCAACTCGTGCGCCAAAGGAAGGAGACAAGCTAACGGTTGAAGAACAGAAGCAAGTCAAACTTGACAACTACGCTCTTGCTCTTACTACTCCTGGTGCAACGTACAACACAGGAGAGGGAGATGACTACATCCTTGGAGAAGATGGATACATTAGTCCAAAGGCGTGGAAGACATTTATCTCTGATGCACAAACGCAGGGTATCCCTCGAAAAGACTTTATTGAATCATTTGGGTATCTCCTTAATCCTGACCAGACAGCAGAAAAAGATTGGGAACAGTACCAGATTTCAGGTGCAGAGGACGAATTCTATACGGGTATAAAACCAAAATAATATGGGACTTCTTGATACTGTAAAACTACCAGAAGGAGCAAAGAAAAAGACTTCTGTTCTTGATGGTGTCAAGGTTCCTGTAAATCGTGGGGCGGCATTTGAGATGCAGAGTCTCCAGCAACGACAGACGACAATGCAGGCTGAGGGCATTTCATTTCAACCACTCAAATCATTTGCTGAGGGGTGGAAGTCACACAAAGGTTCTGACCGTTCATTTAAGAGTGCCTTTCTTGAGGGAGCACCCGTTAAGGTAGGAGGGCAGGTTGTGTCTGATACCCTTGAAGACCAGACAGAGCGAATGGGTTCGGCATTCAGACCTGCTATTGAAGGGTACTTAAATGGTGATATGAAGAAAGCTGACGTTGTTGCTGGTCTCGGAAATTACGTGATGGGTATTGTGAATATGGGGTTCTCACCAGTTTCAGGTGCACTCAAAGGGGCAGAGTCTATTCCTGTACTTGGACTCGTAGCAACAGGACTTAATAAATTTGCAGCAGGGCTTGCTGGAACAGGAGCAAACGCAGCAGTTTCATTTATTGATTCTTTACCAGAAGGGGTAATGGACCAAGAGACTACTGACAAACTTACTCCTCTTGCGAATGAGGTTGGTTCTCTCGTTGGTATGCTCCTCGGATTCAAGGCAGCAGGAAAGGGTCTGGGGAAGGTAGGAGAAAGTCGCTTTGTTAAGCCACGGATTGAAGCTCTTGATGCAAAACTCAAAGAGATGGGAGAACTCATTAAGAATGACCCCAAACTTTCTACCGAGGTTGCACGCTTTGTTGCTGAACAGGGACCAGTACGTAATGTTCCTATAACATCAGAGACACCAAACAGTAGACAGATTCCTGTCACACCAAACCAGAAACAAGCTGTGTACGCAAAGAAGATGGGGTACGAACCATACCAAGACCCACGAACACTTCCTGTAATTGACATGGGTGATGGGAAGACAACTCCACGAACAGACACTTCTGGTCTTCCAGTCATCGAAGCAGGGGAAGGGAAGACTCCTATTCAAGAGTCGTTACCGACACCAGCAGAAAAGAAGTCTGATATTACGATTGAACCTATCAAGGAACCAGCTTTTGCGTCTCCTGAGTACAACCAGCTCCTCGTACAACTTGAACTTGCCGAAGCAGGTAGGAGGAACTTTATTCCACAAGAGGGGACAATGGACTATCAAGTTACCGCCCAGAGGTCTTCATTTCCTGAGTGGATGCCAGAGGGTACTCGTCGACGAAGTATCATTGATAAATACCTTAAAGATAGACAAGGCACTGTTGACGATATAAACCTTAAATACAAGGAAGGTTCTAACCTTGACAAACTTGATAAAGCAGTTCGTGCACAAGAAGAGAAAATGCAGAGGGCAAAAGAGCTTCCACCACAGGCAGGAACGGTTACTGGACCTGACGGAACAACACGCTTTGTGACCCTTGAGGATGTTGCACAGTCGACAGATGGTGGTATGAGAATGGGTCCCGATGGTCTCCCAAGACCAGTAGAGGGTACGGGTGCAACTAAAACATCACGACTTTCTGAGAGGGCAGAAGCTCTTCAAAAGGAATTTGAGACTGTCGTTGATGGGCTTCCTCAATACAATAAAGCAGAGGGGACATACCAAGGAATGAAGATGGCTGACCTTGCTGAACGTGTTGACGTAATGTCAACTGAACAACTACGCTCAATGGTACGTAACCCCGAAACTATACCAGCAGACATCCCTGGGGCGTTTATCTGGAAAGCACTTTCTGAACGGAATAAAGAACTCGCTGACCCGATGATTACTGCGGAACTCTTTAGGAGTGAAATCTCTGGGTTTGTCACTCGTTCTGCACAGGAAATGCGTGCTCTTGTCGGAATAGACAAGGGTTCACCAGAATCGATAATCACCGACCTCATAAAAGAACGAGAGGCATCGTTCCAGGAGAAGACAAAAACTGATGTCACTAAAGTAAAAGAAGAAGCGGTCTCTCAGATACGAGAGTTCATAATGAAAGAGAAAATTTCTGTAAAGGATGTTGAGGCGTTTATTAAGGAAATAACTTGTAAATAATATGGCTGGTCTCTGTATCCCAAAAGACGTAGCAGATAATTTCTCCAGGGCAGTTCTTGGTGGGAAA